TACCTTCTGGAATGAGGGTAAAGCCCTCGGTAAGTCCAATTTTAGCCATTTTTGTTTTCCTCCTTCATGGTGTAGAAATTAAGCTGCTCTTCATAATTGCAAGGGAAGATGATACCAACCAACTGGTCATCATCGTCAGGAAACTCAGGATACCTCTTGACCAGCAGAGCCTTAACCTCGGTAGTTTCCTCTTCAATGTCATAGGTATAGAGAATTTCGCAGAAGTCATATTTCTCAATCAGTGACCAATCATCGTTACTGATCGGAATTTTCATACTGCCGTCCTTTGTGGCGAAAATTCTTACACAATCCTTAATACCGCCATCAGGAACCGGCATGACAGCCTTGACCAGCTCGGCATACTCAGTATGACCAATCTGCTCAACCATCTGCTCAATAGTGTTAGGCATGGGCTGAATAGCGGCAGCGGTCACACTTCTTACGCCAACCGGAATAAGCATGAATACGGAAGGGGAAGCAAGCCAGCGGTCTTTCAAAATTCCCTGTTCATAGATAACGCCACTGGTGGCGAGGGACTTGACAAGCTTCTCAAATTTCATTTCTTTTCCTCCTTAATGATTTTTGGAGAAACACGGTAACTGTCTTCGATGGTGCTGTATTTCTCCAAAACGCCATCGGCTTTCATAGCGTCCTTGTTGATCTTCATGGTCGAAGTTCGGCTGACTTCCCAAGTGAAAGCCTTGCCGGGGATAGAAACCTTTTTATCCCCTCCCCGGAACTGAGCGATTGCGGCCTTTTTAATCATATCGGTCAGCAGCTTATACCGCTTCTCATCATCGGTAACTTCGGCGGCATGAGCGTCCAGCTTACTTTTCAACTCTTCCGCTTCTTTTACCAAAGCCGCCAGATCGGTTTCCGGGGTTAAATTGTTGGTACGGAGCACTTTCAGGATTTCAGCGTCCTTCCGCTCGTCATAAACGGGGGACAGACCGGTTTCCACATGGTCTTTCCACCATTTCAAAGCCGGTTTCACATACTTCTTCTCGAAGTCAGGGTACCGTTCAGATACTTTGAAGGGGCGAGTAATCGTATTGCTGGCCTTACACTCATAAACGGAAGGGTCATCGTAATCCTTATCGTCCAAGAAGGAGGCAACCATGATTACATCGTTCACACCGAGAAGGTACGCATAAAGGGCAGCTTGGAGGGCATAATATTCGGGAATGTCATCGGCCCAATCCTCAACACGCTTAGAGGTCTTCATTTCAAGAACCGTGGTGGGTTTACCGTTCTTGTCGTACAGAAGGTAGTCCCACATACCACCAAGGACTTCCCATTCAGGAAAGAAATCTCCCCAGGTACGCTTGAAGTAGTCTTTGCCCCAAATGTCGGTAGGGGT